TTTAACCTCTCTTTGAACTTTGCAAAGTCATAAGATAGAAACGGTCTATACTTCTGTATCTTATTATTGACTTCAGGATAAATGATCGTATCACTTATTAACTCGTTCCATTTTTTTGTACAGTTTGTGATCTCAGTCAACATTACCATTGTCTCTAGTGATATACTTTTACCCATGTATTGTTTTAAAAGATATGGGTGTTGTCCTCTTGTAACTGTTAATACTTCTTGTATTGTTTTCTTTTCTAATAGTTTACTTACATCTGTTTCAAACTGATATGAAAGTCTTTGTCTTCTCTTCTTCCATTCAGTGAATCTTTTATGTGATTCAGGTTCTAGCATTTCACCTGCCCACATATCTTTAAAAGATAGTTGTGAAATATAAAAATCTTTTAACTCTTCTTTATACTTACGTGAGAGTTTAGCAAAGTGAAACTTATCATTACGTTTTAGAAACGATGGTAAGTCTGCTTTTACTTTGCCATTGTATTTGACGAAATCATAATCTTCAGTATTAAAATGTAATTTAATACCTAGATATAAACGATATGCATCAAACCCTTCTCTCGAAGACATTACTTAACTATCTTAGGTTTACCTGGTGTAACAATAGAACTTGTTGCCTCTTGCCATGCTTTTACAACTTTGTCGTTTGCTGGTGTGGCAAAAACAATATTGTGTAAAACTACGGACTCTGGACTTTCTGTCCCTGTTACTGCAATGCCCTTAGCAAATCCCATTTCACCTGTCTGTGGGTTTTGTAAGATCATTCTAGGGTGTTCTAATTCAAAACTGCCTATGACATCATCACTATTCAGTTTACCTACATATTCGCCACTTACTGTAACGACTGATATAATATCACCTCTTTCCATAATATACTCCTACTTATTGAAGAAACCAGACAGACTTGCTCTGCTTGATTTCTCACGATTAACAAGTTTCAACTTTTCTGCCTCTGCTTGTAACTTCTCTTTTAGTGGTGGTGTTAAGAGTCTCTTAGCACCCTCTGGTTCGATCTGATTTACTTCACACGTTTTAAGTATGGCGTCCATCACTTCGACATTTCTATCTCGCATAAGTTTTTCAACTTGTTCGCAAAACTCTTTCTTTGTTATCATTCTATACTCCGTAAAGTGTTCTATATTGTTGTCTTAAACCATATAGACTTTCCACATAGTCTTTTGGATCAGCACTAAAAATCTGATAGTTGCCATCTTCCATACTGACTATTGCATTTACTTCTTCGATTGGTTGACCTGTTAGTTCTTCGACCATGATTGCATAAGCGGTCATTTGATGATACCATGGTTGTGCCATTTCTTCTGTCTTATGTTTACTACTTGTTTTAAAATCTATGATAGATAATACACCATCAAATAATCCAACACAATCTACACGCCCTGCCATTTCTAAATTCTCTGAGAACATTGGTGCCTCTAAGGCGATAGGTATGATTTCATCTAGTATAGGTTGCACTGCTTTGAATTGTGCTTCTTGCATTACATCATCAAACTCAATGTAGTCTTTTTCTTTTCTGAGATAATCTTCTACAAGTTGATGAAAGTTTGTACCTCTTCGTGCGGCACGTGTAGAAATTTTGTTTGCAGTTTCTTCACCAACACGTTCTCTCCATAGTTTGATCTGATCTCTAGTGAGTAAAGATGTAACTGTTGTTACAGAAGGATATCTGATCTTACCAGCATCGTCTGTATAAAATCTTTTTCCGTTTTCTTGAATTGTTTTGAGTTGAATATTCTCTAGATCATTTAACTCAATGAGATTAGTTCTCATCTTTATTTTTGTCATAATATATTTTAATACTTTATTGTGCCTTTGTCTACGTACTTTTTGACAACTTCTTTTGTTTTTAAATCTTTGATTCTTTTGTTTGTGTTCAGTTTAGAACCAGGGTGTGCATCACCAATTTTAGATAGAACTTCTTTGAAACCATCATCGGTCTTAACTCTATCACCATGACCACCTACAATTTGTGGGGTGTTGATCTGTTGTTTAAGATGTGGATTATCTTCTTTGAACTTATCTAAATCTTTCCAAGACATTGAGTATTCTGTGATCTCACCTGTCTCAGTATTTAAAAAATCATAACGTGGCATCTAATTCTTTTACCTTACTTTCTGCAATCTCTAATACAGTTTTCTCATTGTACCAAACACCTGAAAATATTTTTGTACTTCTAAAACCGAAATCGGGGTCGATTGTCTCTATTACAAATCTTGGTAAACCAATCAGTGATCTATCTTTGAAGACTCTTACATCACCATAATTTTCTATTAATACTCTCATGCTACTCCTTGATATCCTTGCCACCAATCTGGTGCTTTACGTTTCCATTCCCACTTAGCAAATGGTTTTGCTTGATGATAATAATTGCGATATGCAGTTACAGTATCAGCATCTTTGCATTGTGGATAATGATTCATTGCTTGAGCAAACTCTGTTAACCCACGGTCTTCTATATTTAGTGGGGGTTTTGCTAGTAGTATTCCGATCTTACGAAACGTCTCATGCATCTTGCCGTTTCTACGATATTGATACTCTAATGCCATTTCGTGAAAGTGTTCGTAATGCCATTCGTAGTTTGCTTTTGAATGCATAGTCCATGTAGTGCATGGGTGATACTTATGAACTGCAAGATAGTATAGACTATCACGTTCATCGCCGAATGTATAATAAGTTTGTATTGTTTTACCAGATTTACTTGGACGTTTTACTGGTGTCCCGTCTAGCATACGATGAGCAGTCGATAACATCTGACCAGATTCTACGATCATTTTAGGGACATGTTTGTCACATAGCATTCTTGCGGCCTCACGTGGGTCATAATCTAGTACAAATATATTCATAGTTGTTTATGTTCTATTGTCTCAATAGGGTTCCATACTCCTGGTGCTAGACCATCTTCAAACTTATCGTGACATATTAATCTCATCTGATCTTTTGTTTGAAAATAGTAATTAGTTAATTTAACATCAAAGTCTACTCCATCTTTTCTTGTACTGTTCGTACTATCTTCTAAGATATAGTAAGACCATATACCTAGTAACTTGTCGTGAAAGACTCTAAACTTCTTTCCCTCTGCAACTCTTTTCACTAATGTATTGATGTTGGTTTTTCATCTTCATCTGTATATGATACACTATCAAGTACAGAAAGTAAAGAGTCTAAATCAGAATTTAATTGATTTAGTTTCTCTTCCATAAATTTCAATTGTGCGGTTTGCTTCTGTTGTATTTTAGTTATATCATCTAAAATAGTATCTAACGTTTGCATCAATTTTTCCATAATGTCTCCTACTTATAAAATATATGGTTATTAATTAGGACAGTTTCGTTTAATGACTCTGCCCAATATGGGTAAATATAATCTGCATGGTAATGTGTAGCACCTTCTGTAATGTCTAAGTACTTACCTAGTATTACATCGTTTGCAACTTTATAAGATGCTAACCATGTTTTAGTATCTAGTGGTTCGTCTGATCTGCCATCACAATACCAACTAAACTGACACATGCCTCTTTTTGGAATTACATTACCTGTCCATGAAGTGTAGTATTCTTTTGCTTGATACACAACACCACAGATATCATCTGGGTAAGAACTATGATCAATACGATTTAATACTACTTGGGCAACTGCAACTTTGCCTGCAAGTGGTTGATTACCTGCTTCGAAGTAAATGTTCTTTGCTAAACAAACTGCATCACCGTTTTCGTCCCATGCATAAAGTTTCTGAAAACTCATACCAAATGCCATACCTAGTATTGCACCTGCTAAGAAAAATACATAACGTATTCTTACGAGTTGTCTTTCGTTTCTACTGCCTTTAAAAAATTTCATTTCTTTTTCTCCCAAGGTAATGGTATATGTTTACCTTTCTTTTCTTCATCTATGATATGTGCACCCATGTACATAAAAAATGCCATAACAGATAGCACAATAATCCCTAGAACTATTTCAATAACCACTTGTATAACAAGAATAAGACGTAGCACAATCTGTCGTGCCACATACACACTCGTCTCCTGTGTTATCATCTAAACTATCAAGAGCGGCGTCAACATGTGCCTGCTCACTCTCTGTTAGATTACTATAATTTTTTATTGCTTCATTCAACCATTTCATATTATTCTCCATATATTGTTCTCCAATCTTGAGCAGTATACCCAGTCATGATAAATTCTCTTTCGACATCAGTTAAGTTTGGAAAGATGTCCTGTATTAATTTTTTTCTATCTGGACTATTCCATTCTACTATTTGTTCATCACTAATGTCAAGAACCATTTCGTTCTCTTTGCCAGTTAGTGGTGAAACTCTTTTAACTAATACCATATCTTTCTCCTATCTTAAATATCTTGGTCCGTAAATTAACATTGTATTTGGGTCAATCGGATAACCGTCAAACAAATTACCTCTTGCTTTGTTGAGAGCAGGGGCACGCCATCCGGCCGCTTTGAGTACATCACCCATTTCAAACTTATCATGGTTCATGTTAATAAAACCCCAAACACTTTTACCGTATTCAGTATCATCATCTTTTATGATCTTGATAAACTTCTTACCTTTCTTAGCATAGAAATAAGTTTTATCTGCATGTGACCATCTGTATCGCATTGCCTCTGTTAGATCGTTACACAGTTTATCTACTAAAATATCTAATGTCATTTTTTCTCCTTTATTATTCATCATGTATAGTATACAAAAAAATGCAGGTCATTGTCAAGTCTTTTGATTATGTGTTTCTAGATAATGTAACATTGCTTTACGTTCGTCTAACGTAAGATCAGATATTGTTTTGATGCGAGACCATGTAGTACCAATAGTGGTGAGTTTGTTACCACACACCACTGCTTGGTTCCACATGTAATCATCTTTTGGAAATAGTTTATTTTCTTCGCATAGAGAGATCATATTACGACCTATCTCTACGAGTTTTTTTACTTGTGGTGAATCACCATAGTAACTTTGTTTCATGTCATTCTCCTGAATAATTTATGAAACATAGTATACTAAAATGTTAAGGTCAAAGTCAAATGTTTTTTTGAATTAAATTTAATTTATCGATTTGTTTTTTAATCATCTCTGATCGATTCGGCCAATAAATGTAATCTTTATCAGAATCTTTCATGAGATTTTCTAACAATGGTCTAATGAAGTTGTCCATCTGTTCAATGACTTCATTTGCAGTAGTTGTCTTCTCTACTATCTTTGTATCTACAGATGCGAGTTCATCGGCGTCCATTGCGGTAAAACCAAAATCGTTGTACTCTATATCTGCCATTTAGTCCTCTCTTGGTTGATTGTCCCAACGATAATACTTTTGAGTTGCATGGTCCCAATACCAACCTTTATATTCTTGTTGATCTTGAGGTGTATCTGACTCTACGTATTTGCTAGGGTCTGTATCGTTAATCGTTATCATGTCTATATTTATAAGTCTAAACTATATACACACCAGTTGTTCATCTCAGATAAGAGTTCGTAATCTCTACCTGGTCCATGAATACAAGATGTATTATCTTTATGAATGAGAACTCTGATCTTGCTAAAACCAAGTTCTTTTATTTTGTTGTGAACTGCTACACATACTTCTTTACCAATACCCTTAGGTGCATTATCAAATGCAAACAATGTCCACGATATGTAACCTTCTTCTTCAACAAATTTATCACCAACACATGTAACGTTAGGATATAATTCAAACCATACACAATCTTTGTAGATAAACACATAGTCTTTGTCGATGCTTTTCCACCACTTGAGAGTCTCTTTAAAATATATCTCTCTCATATCATCATGACCTAACATAAAAGGTCTGGTACGGGCGGACCATCTGTTACGGTGATATGTTTGTAGGTCATTGTAGTTCATATTTCGTATATCATCTTCTACTGCTATGGTAAACTTACGTTCACTGTTACCATCATCGCCATGATATCTGAACGTTACATCACCATCAAACGGAACTCTGCTTTTTGGTAATAGAAAGAATTGATTATCTTCGTCTTGATTGATTGTTGATTTCAAAGACCTAGTTTTATTATTACAATAATATAAAGGTACTTTAAACATATTATCACTATGACCTAGATGTGATAAAGTAATAACATTGTCTTCTATAGAACACATAAGAAAGGGTTGTTCTATTCGAGTGCCTAGAATAGTAGAATATTCCCAGGGTATATCGAAACGAACCATACCCTCGATGTTCGAGAGTGATGATTCATATTCGGTATAAACTTCTTTGTGATTAAAAGGTCTTAGACTAACTTGCTTAGAAGAAACCGCCGTCTTGTCTATCGTCTTCAGTCGGTGAGGACTCACTACTATCTGTTGTTTCAGCACTTACAAATTCTCCTGCTTCTTTTAAACTTTCAATGTAATCGTTAGTTTGTGATACAAATACTTCGATCATAACTGCTTTAGTATTACCAGGATTTACTTTATCGAATCCTAGTTCTTGAGCAGTTTCGTGTATTTGTGCCTTAGTCATTTTTTGTAACTCTGACTCTGAAGGTATTACTATCTCTTCGAATGCATTCTTCTCATCGATAGCGGCCTGAAGTTCTTCTTCAGAATCATAAGTTTTGATATCAGGTAATTGACTGTTGCTGACTACAGGTTTACTGTCTTCAAAGTCTGGTTTAAGATGATGAACACCATCAAATAAATCTTCTACTGTTGCTTTACTTACTTTGTCTACTTCTTTATAGAAGTCCTCAGTAGTAAGTGCATCATCTGGTATATCTAATTCTAATTCTTCTTGCACCAGTTCTGCTATATCATCATTCGTTGGGTGTCCGTTCTCTTCTTCCCATTCTTTAAATGATTTCTTTGTTGCTGATACTTTCTCTTCGAACTGTTCTTGTTCTGTAGGTTTTGGATTCATAGCACGTGCCATTTCCATTGCTCTAGTTCTTTCTTTAGGTTCATGAACATTCTTAATCTCAGATTTTAGTCTTTCTATTTCTGCTTCTAACTCTGTGACTTTTCTATCAGCAGTCTTACGAGCAACTCTCTCATCAGTAAGTTTTTGTCTTTGCTCTGCTTGTGCTTCTTCTCTTGCCAATCTGTTCAGTTCGATCTGTTCTGCTTGTAGTTCTTGAGTACGTTTCTGTCCTCTTTCTAAATGAGAACGATAATCGATAGTTGCTTTATTGATTTCATCACGTGCAAATACTAAAGCATCTAGTTCTTCTGCTTTAACATTACCACTTTGTAGATGTTGATTCATCAATGTCTGAATTAGATTCAGCATTTCTGGTTTCATAGGGATTGTATGCTTCTGTAATCTCTCGATGTGCTTTTCGAGTTCAGATGGTTCTACAACTTCTGTTGTAAAGTTTGATTTCACTTCTTCTGCCATTATAATACTCCATGGAGTCGGACCCGACTAGAAAGTTTACACACTGGAAAGTTTATGTACTCTTTCCCAATTTTATGTATAGTCTCTGCCGACATAATATATTTATTTAAAATTGATCGTTAGGAAACGCCTTTTGAGCAATCTCTCTAGTGATGTGTTTGAACGGATTTGTTTTATCTTTTACTAGTTCCATCAACTCTGCCTCTTTAGCAGGTAATCCTTCTAGTAGTTCAATCCACATGGTTTCTCTACGAACTTGTGGTACTTGATCTGTAACAAAGTACTTAAATTTTTTAAACTCAAATCTTAACTGAGTCTCAGTCAAGTCTGGTCCTGGTGCATCGTTTGGTTTGTATGGTGTTTTACCTGCTGGTAATAATGATTTAATATTATCATTAAACAACCACATTAATACTTTTGCTACTGCACCATTACGTTCACCAAAAGTCTGAAGACCATTTACTGCATGATCTACATTATCTTTAGCAACTAAGTCTGCTTGACATAGTATTTCATATACGTCTGCATTCTTAGTTAAGTTAACTCTCTCTGTAATGAGGTCTAACTTTGGTTTATTTGGGGCACCCTTAGGTCTCCCTCTTCCTCTTTTTTTCTCGGTCATAACGAAAAATCTCCAATGTTATCTAGTAGTTGAGTGATTCTTTTTTCTCTGAGAAAGTCATATACTTTGCCTTGTGCAGGATTAGTATTGTCAAACTCAGTATTGATACTATCGATTATCTCATTAGGTATCAAATCAAAATCAATCAATGTTCGATTTCTTATATAGTTACGAAAGTATTTATCGTCATTCTCAATGCTAATTCTCAAATACTTTTCTAGTATAGGTTTTCTAAGTGGTGTTTGTCTTATACCTAAATCTAAACAATCATCGTTAGATAAGATGTTTGGTATGCCATCACCCTTATCACCTTTCAATATATGTTCTTTTAGAAAATGTTCTGCACCACCTTCTGGTGTAATAAAGTCATTTCTATTAGGACTATATTGTTGTACGTTGTCATATTTCAATAGTTGTTGAAAGTCTTTGTCTCCTGATACTATGAGTATATCTTCTTCTTTGTGAAACCTCTGTGTTAGTACTGCAATGATATCATCTGCTTCACAATTAGGTACATACATGTAGTAGTAAGGAAAGTTCTCACGTATCTCATCTTTTACAATCTGTAATGTATCAAAGATTAACTTCCAATCATTATCATCATTGTCTCTTGCTTTCTTTCTACCTGCTTTGTATAGGGGAAAGAAATCTCTACGCCATGGATTACCAGCATCAGTACATAATACAATCTTACCATACGTGGGTCCATATCTCTTCTGATAATTTCTGAGAGAGTTTAGAATTAAATATCTTAGAAAGTCTTCTGATATTTCTCCCTCGTTTCTTTTTAAGTTCACCATTAACGATGCAATGATGGTTTGTGTAAAGTCAATTAATACCATGCTATAATTATACTATGAAATGACACTTAACGTCAAGTGACTTTCATATTATATTTTTTCTCGATCTCTGCGATTCTTTCTCTGTTTCTTTTCTTTATTTTATTTTGTACTCTACGTATCTGTGAGTCTTTGTCCCACTCTGGTTGTTTAGTGACAATGTATTTGTCACAACCATCTATAATACTTTGTACAAACTTTTTAAACTTGTTCATCTGAGCAGTAGTCATGTAGTCGTATGCTTCAATGACTTGTTCATCATCATCGTTGAGTTCTGCTAACATATCAACGTAATTAACTCTCATGATCTCTATGATCTTCTTCTTGTAGTCTAATTGTTTAAGATACTTAAGCATAGAAAAACTAGACTTATAATTATTGTCTATGAATAAATCTATTTGATATTCTACTTCGCCTAAGGCCATATTTGCCTTTTTGTGCATTGCTTGTTGTATCTTGTTCATCTACTTATGTAGTTTTAAAAACTCCTCAGCATCAATTACTATTAATGGTTTTCTACGATTCTTCTTCATAACAACTATTGGTTCGTAACCTTTACAGTTCTCAGTTGCTTGATCGTAGGCGTCCCACACATTTAATTTTTCTTGATTCTTACATTCTATACTATAAGGAAATATTTGTCTAGTCTGTTTCCCCATAATGACATCTTCACCTTGAGAACCCATAGGTCTTGATTCAATATCTTCTTGATCTGCCGAAAGATGCTCGACTAATTTTTGCACAACCCACTTCTGTAGATTACGCCCCTTTGCTTTTGCTGAACTTGTCTTCATTGTTGTTTATCCATTTTGTAAAGTTATCTCTATCCCACATTGGTGATAGTCTTAACATCATTTCATCTTTTGTATTCGTAATTGAATACCCTAATACGTTAGTACCTTCTCCGTATTTATAACCCGATAACCATTCATCGAAAGTCATGTGCTCATCTGTATATAGATTATGATAGTCCCAAATGTCAAAGTAACCTGTCCCTGTTTCATACTGAACAAAACTTTTTACTGAACCAGGTTCAAAAAACATTGGTGCATCAATGTTCCCTAATGTTATAGATTGAGACGGGTGATACCACTCATCAGTTTGTTCTTTTAACCAATGATACTTTGCATTTGCATATTCGTTACGTAGTAGTCCTTGTTTTTCCCATGTGCTGAGAAAGTCACGTGTGTTTTCATTTAGTATTGGGTGATCACTGTCTGCTTTTATTCTTACAGGTTTACATGGTCTATCTTCATAGATTTTTCGGACATCTTCTATGTCTCGCCATCTAAAATGTTCTTCTGGTAATTTGTTTTCTGACTTGAGTGGCAATACAACATAGTCCGCAAGATAACCCATTGTCCTGTATTTGTTTTGATTGTAACTAGATGCTGATTGCTTGTATTCTTTTTTCATCATGTTCTACTTGAGATAAGTCAAAGTTAATTGAGACACCACACCCACACGATGCCTCTTCTTTTGGGTTTAAGAACTTAAACACTTCGTTGAGTCCTTCTTTTTGAAAATCTAAAGTCATGCCAAGAATATATGGTATTGATACTTTGTCTATAACAAACTTGATAGGACCATAATCAACTAGCACGTCTGAATCTTCTTTTGCTTGTACTGAATCAAAGATGTATTCAAATCCAGCACAACCCCCACCAGTAATACCTATTCTGATGTATTCGAATTTATCTTCTGCTTTCTTTTTTAGAAGTTTCTGTATTGCGTTATCCGTTACTTCGATTATAGTCATATAGATATTTATCTATATCGTTATTCGTATTTTATCTTTTATGTTTTCGTAAGGAATATAAACGTCTTGATCTTCTGGTATGTATAAGTGGTTGATCATACTACGATTGCAAGTATCGATAGCATCATGAACTGTTTCTACGATTGCTTCACCACCTAAATTAAATGACGTGTTAAATAATATTGGGACACCTGTCTTCTCACCAAATGCCTTAATAAGATTATAATAGTTTTTGTTTTGTTCTTCTGATACTGTTTGCATACGACATGTGTTGTCTGCATGAACAAGAGTTGGTATATCTTCCATTGCTTTTGGTTTACACTGAACTGCAAAGGACATATATGGTGACTCTTCAAGTTGTAACATCTCAAAGTATTCATGTGCACGTTCTTTTAGAATCGTACAAGCAAATGGCCTGTACTCTTCTCTCTGCTTAACTTCGTTTACAATTCTTTTTGCTTGAGGGTGTCTAGGGTCAAACAAGATTGATCTATTACCTAATGCTCTTGGTCCCCACTCTGAGTGCCCTTGCCATATACCTACAATCTGTTTATGTTCAGATAATAATTCTACTACTTTATCGATGTCACGATGTATCTCAGTCATTAACATTTTCTTTTCTCCATAAATCTAAAGCGGCCCCAACTGCGGTACCACCATCATGAGGTACAGGATCAACAAAGAATTGATGATCAGGAAATGCTTGTAAGTATTTGTAATTGTTTGTACAGTTAAGTGAGAACCCGCCAGATAAAGCAATGTTCTTACAGTCTGGTACTAAGTC